CAATCCCGTCGGATTGGTCCTTTCTCGCCTTTTATAGGTGAGAAGGGGAATAACTCTCCTCCAGAGTACCATCTATACCTATTGGACCATGTGGTTCCAATGGTTATGGATTTGGTGATCCACCAGATGCATCAAAACATACCAGAAAGGAAATCTACATGAAAATGCGAAGATCAGCAGCTTTTAAGCTGTATGACCTTGGCCCAATTGGGGCTAATGGTCGATGTTTTGTCCGGTCAGATATGACTAGACATTTTCACCAATTCATTAACTCCAGTCGAGTCAAATACAACTGGCATCCCCCTCTTTATGGGGAGCGAGTTGAATTTAGCATTTCCAAGTCAGGTTTCTACTGGCTATGTTTGACGACATCGACGGATCCGGCCCGTGGTACGTTACCACGACACTTTTGCCCTAGGATAGGGGCAAGGAGTCGAATATGCCTACGAGTTATTTAACTCATGAAGTAATCCAGAAGGCTGAATATCCTTCTTGGAGTTATACATGGCCGAGTGAAGATGGCTGCTTTCCTGGCTTCGCAACGCTTTATAATGCGTTCGATGGCGAGGCTGGCTTGCCGAATCCCTCTACCTTGTATTACGAACCTCTTACGGAACAAGTAGTAAGGGGTGGCGCGACCCGCAAGGGCCGTCGCAACGCCTATCCACCATTCCGTATGACTCCGTACTTCACGAGACGTACAGGAACCCGGCAACACTTAATCAGACAAATCGATGGAAACTATGCACGTGTAATATGGAGGCAGTACGGTCATTCGTACAAACCTTCATATTCATGTGTAAAGTCCTACGATTGGAATGAAAGAGTAGGTCCGGTTTATAATTCCTGGTACGTTAACTCGACATCACCTCCAGGTGGTACCACTCATTATGATTTAAATGAGTGGGACCAATCGGAGATAAATGATGCACGGCAGAGTTGCATGGATGCAGCCGCTGTTGAATCTCTACAGTCATACGATGCTCTAACTGAGCTCGCAGAGGCCCGTGAGATACCAGCAATGGTTGCTCATGGCTCAAGTGTGGTTTCTTCCATACTTAAGTCTCTCAGAAATAAACATACTTTGTCTAATCTGAGACGTGCCGCTCATTGGCGTCCTCGCGACCTTGTTCGTAGTACCTCCAAGGCACTACGCGACATAGGAAACGATTGGATGGCCTACCGTTATGGCATTATGCCACTCGTATATTCGTACCATGATATCGTGAAAACGATTCACCGTGGTATGAATGTACGTGATCGTAAGAGTAGACTGGTGTCGCCGCGCAGTACTGGTAGTACTTTGCCTCCATCTGGGAGTTATTCTTTCTCTCAGATTGAAGGTAGTATTACTTTTGCTGCTACGACGTTCCTCCATTACTACTGGAACGAAGTGACTAGACTCTCAGGAGTTTCAATGAATCCGTTAGTCACCGCTTGGGAGTTAATTCCTTACTCCTTTGTGGTTGATTGGTTTTGTAACATGGGTGATAGTATTATCCGTGCTACAACCAATCCTAACTGCGGATTTCATTGTGCCTGTATATCCCAGCGCTCAAATTATTCGAAGAACTACTATTATCACCCTGCCAACAGTAGTAAACTACTGACGGTTAGTGTGTATAAATGTAGCAATTCGAATAGTTGGACACCTCCAAGTGAGCCCCCTATTGTTCTTTCGAACCCGGGAGCGGATCTCCTCTATAAAGAGGAGTTCGTCGATGCTTACCAACGAGATCTGTTCGACGTGAACGCTGCGCACCTAACCTTTGGGACGTCCATTAATTGGAAACGTCTCTTAGATTCCGCTGCGATGGCAACTAACTTTCTAATGTCTCTTATGAGAGGCATAAGGAGATAATCGACATGTCAAACGTGACCTTGTCAGTCAAAACGCAGGATAGCGCCGGTATTACGTACGGTGACCCTGCTAAACCTGATACAACTGTCAGGTTCCGATCGACTTCCGCCGTTAAGAATTTAAACGGCGTTAACGCTACCAATTACCTCACTGAGATTATCGCGAACGATAATAACAGCGTTGAGATTGGCGGCGTGCCTGCCCAAGATGCTTTGTCTGTCAGAATCCGTATTTCCGGGACTCTGGAGAGCAAAGCTCGCCTTCGGGTGCTCCTGACTTCCTTGGCCGCTCAATGCGGTCAGTGGGAAACGGAGAACGTAATGCAGGGTTTCCGTCCTGCGACGGCACCTGTTTTAGTTATTCCTTAACTAAACATATGCCTAACAGGAGGATTTACTCATGCATTACGAAGGCTCCATCAGGGCTGTCAACCTTCAAATTAGTCAAGCTATCGCTACTAGTCGTAACGATACTGGCTTTGATGACCTTGCTTTTCGCAAGTTCATCGATAAATTTGAGGTTCCGGATGAATCCGCGGCCTCCACACGTCGAACAGACGCATGGGACCGATGGATCCGATCCGACGAAGGCCTCCAGCGAAGCTGGATATTAGGCCCCCACTGGGCTGAAGCGCGGCTTCTAGTAAGAAGTATCCTATCCGATTTTCGGATGGGAGAACTTACTTTTACTAGTGGCTCAACTTTTGAGCCATTAGGTCCACGAACTAGTATAGCTTGTAAGCTTACTGGACCGTGGACTATAACCCCGGACTGTTTTGAAACATTTGCGGCTTATGCTTATAAGCATAGGTCGCTTAAGTCCGCTGTGAAGAAGCGCTTCTCTAGCTACTGCACAAGACGACGTTGGGATGCTAAGCTTGTAAATAGAAAGCTTTGGAGGCGTTTCGGAAAGGAAACTGCCTTTGAAGCGTTCAAATTCAAGCTCTACTGCATCGTCACGTTCGTCGAAGGAAACAGGTGGTCGACGGTCCCTAAGAATAATCAAAAGGATCGTTCGATTTGTCTGGAACCTTTGTGCAATATGCTTGTCCAAAGAGCAGTAGGTTTGGGCATCCGAGAGTGCTTAAGACGCAAACTCGGGATCGATCTCGATAACCTTGCAGAAATGCATCGTCGTCGAATAAGTGACCATACTCTGGCCACGATCGATCTTTCAGATTGTAGTGATACAATCTCCATGAGTCTCGTTGAATACCTCCTTCCTCGGTACCCCCTTATGAGGGTTATCGAATCAAGGTCTCCTCTTACTCTTGGTCCTGACGGAAACTTTTATGTTATCCGAAAGGTCTCGAGTATGGGGAATGGTTTCACGTTTGATCTCATGAGCTTAATTCTCACTGCTCTTTGCCAGACTTACGATCGCACAAGTACTGTGTTTGGTGATGACATAATATGCCATAACCATGTAGCACAGGAAATATGCGACGACTTGGCTAAAGTTGGTTTCAGAGTCAATGTTTCAAAGACCTGTATCAACTCTAGTTATCGTGAATCCTGTGGGGCCCACTATAAAGATGGATACGGATATTTAACCGTCTTTGATCAAAGATGGTTGAAAACTCCGCACGATCTGATTGTTACTTTAAATAAAGTAGCGATCTTATCATCCATATATGGTGGGTTCTTCGAGGATTTGCGAACAAGGCTCTGGCAATGTGTGCCTCCTGCTTTGCTAGGAGTGGCTGTGCAAAGGCGCACAGCTTACACGGGCAAGCCACCGGCATACGACCTTAGTACTTTCGTCAGGTATGGACCATCTGTTGATGTTCCACCGCCGAAACGGATCCTAAGGCCGCTGCGAAGGGCTCTACATAAGTTAAACAAGACCGGTGTTGTTTCTACCGGTGTTGGTTTCCTAAGTGTAGTGTCCTCTACGTCGCATTCTCTTCGAAGTTCAGATTGGGATGTGTTTTTCCAACATATCCACAATTCTCGAGTTTCTCCGAGAGTGCCGCGCACGGTATTGAAATCCACTTTAGTAGCAAGAGTAGACGGGGAACAAATCGGCCCCGTATGTGCTCTGCTCCCGTAAGGGTGGAAGTGGTGGGGATGGGAAGCACCAATTTGTAGGCCACATGCCTATTAGTTGGTGTGACCCACACTTCGCGAATACCTAAGCGAAGATAGGG